CCCGTATTTCCTATAACGCGTGTGCCGTACACGGACATAGGTGGGACGGTTCCGCTCCCTGTGGTTCCGACCTGCGTACCACCTTCTCCAGTTGCGAATGGCGTTCCACCCTCACCCCCAGAATATGCCCAGTCATTTGTGTCATTTAATAAAATGTATCCACCGCCACCACCATAAGCCGAGAGAAGTGAACCGAATGTCGTAGTACCTCCAGCATTTCCGAGATTGCTGTCTGTGGCGGCTGCTCCACCATTTCCAATCGTGACCGTCTCCGTTGCGCCAAGAGAAGCTGCCTTGAATGTCTTTTCCATATAGCAACCACCGCCACCCCCGGTAGCTCCGTGGTCGTCGTCGGATGCACCCGAACCGCCACCGCCCCACGCCTTCACAAGGATGTACGCTAATGCAGTTGGTTTCGTCCATGTTCCGCTTGAAGCAAACTCTTGGACGGTTGGGATTAGGACATTGTTAGAGTAGACGCTGAATGTACCCGCCGAGTTGTCCCATTTCGCATATTGCCCTGTTGCATCGTCGCCTAAAATGACGTCGCCAGAATCGGCGCCCGTCAAAACAATCTCGAAGATGACTGCACTCGCCGCGTTGATGCCCTGAAATGCCGTGGATGTCATGGCGAATCGCGCGCCCGATGAAGCGGTTTGAACAGTAGTTCCCGTTATCGTACCTGCCGTTATCGTTCCCATATCAGCGGCAATAGCGGAGAGTTGGGAGACGCTGATTTTTGTTGAAGTGATTGATGCGGCTGCGATGTTGCCCGCGACAACCGAGAGAGCACCAATGTTTGCACCGTCTACTAATGGTGTACCAGGACCGTAGGGAATAAAGCTAGCCGTAACGGTATTGTTCCGCGCCGTGCCGATGAGGCACTTGTTAGCGCCCATAGCGGTGGCGGCTGTTGTTGTCGTTTGGAGAACCGTTGAGGAAACAGCGGGGTCTACATACAAGTATGTTAGTGCCGCCATGTTGCCGGTGTTGCCACTTAGTATTGAAAAGGTGCGACTGTTTGAAAGAGTAATCGTGCCACTCGTCCACGCAATGGTGTCAGCGTCGGTAACAGAGAACACCATAGTCCAGGTCTTCTCTAAAAGAGAAATGTCTGTAGCGGTCGAGTTAGGAATGCTGGCAATTGGTGTTCCCGTAATTGCCCCGCCGGTAATAGTCAGACTAGAAGCGGTAACGGCACCCGCTTCGGTTACTCTAAAAGCCGATGTCGCTCTGTTTGCAAAGGTACCTCCCGCCCAAAAGCGCACATCATCGGAACCGGAGACGGTAGAAGCTAAGCCAAAACTGTCCCCGGCGTCTCTGATGTAATCAGTACCAATGGTAAAGCCGCCTATCGCCCCCGTGGTTGCGGTAAGGGAACCTGAAATGACGAGAGCAGTGCCGGTCCAGTTGAGGTAGGTAGAGCTGTCCCCGATGTAGAATTTTAGCAGTCCATCATCATCTATGCCGAGCCTATACCCGGCGGCAGTGTTATTAAAGCCAGTCTTCCCATTAAAGAGTGTGCCGGCCTGCTGTTCAATGTTTGAAATGAGCTGGCCGGATTGTAAGGACGAAGGTGTTAGACCGTCAAAGTACAGATTGCCAAAAGCCGCAGTCTCATTCCCCGAGAGCTGTTGCCCGATGCCTAGATCATCAACGCTGTAGGACAGTGTCCTCATACGGTGTAGTTGGCGCGGACATCGATGCTGGGGATTTCAATTTCTCTAAGGTAGGCTTGGGCATTGGTAGTTTCGCCCACAATCTCGATACTAATAGTGGTCGCGTCAATAGTCGTTCCCACACCAAGGAAGGTGAGAAGTTTCTTCCAGAGGGTGGAAGTGCCGACTGAGATAACGTCGCCGGTATCCTCATCCTTGAGGACGTTAATTCGGGTACTTTCGAGATTCTTTCCTCGTACATACAGTTTGTCGCTTATATTTTTAATCTGGTTGAACCCAAAATCCTGCCACTGGTCCCGCACCCGCCACTGAATAGCCGTGCCGTTGTCAGAGTACGTCGCCGCCTTATCAACCCTATAAATCGTGCCATCGTCATCGCCTCCTACCGTCGTGTTAATGCCACTCACAAGGTAGCTCGCAAAGACACTAAATTGAGTAGGGTAGCTCCGCACACTCCACTGCTGAAGGGTGCGGTTAAAATATAAAACCACATTGGTCCACGCTTCGCCGTCTACCGTCACATCCCCAATACTCCACGCAAAGCCTCGATCAGTGGCCCAGCCTGCAACGGCAGTGTCAGAGGTAATGGCGTCTACCCATTTCTTTATGGGCCGCGTGTTGTCGTGGCTAATAGGTATGGGTCGGCCGCCGTCAGTGAGGTAGAAGCCTTTGGCGTTTTCGTTCGATGCGGAGTAGAAGGCGACTAAACCGCCGCCCATTACGACACTTTCTTGAACGGGCGCGCCTAGCTGCACCAAGCTCTCTGGAAAGGCAGAGGAGCCGTTAAAGCGATTGAGGCTGCGCTCTTTGAAGATGAGCAGGTAGCCGGGAACTTTGGCGAGAGCCGTAATAGGTCCCCCGTTATTCTCCTTTTCGATGTCGATGTAATCTCCGGCCCACGCCACAGCGGCGCCGTCTGAAAGGCCAGAGTAATGCAAGCGTGAAGGATGGGTGCTGTCGCCAGCGGTGTACACGCGGTCAAGGAACTCGATCGCGAGGTCGCAGGTGTTTGAACCGGGGAGGTCGGCCAGGTCAAAAGCGCCGCCCGTGGTGATCCAGCTCGAACCATTCCATGCGCGTTCGGCATCCACACCATTAATGGCCAGCGTCTCTCCCAGGTAGGTCAAGAAGCGCATCTTGGTATTGGCGGTAAGACCCGTGACCACGTTCGTGGCCGCAGTGACGTTCATCACTTTTGAGGTCGCGCCACCTGAAGCATTCAGCGTAGCAAAGAGGATGTTGTTGGCGGCCGTGTCGGTGTCAATGTGCTGGTGCAGGCCGAGAATGGTCATGTTGTCCACTAGCTGCGCGCCGACAATCGCAGTGCCGAGGCGGGAGACGGCGGAGCCTATCTCCTGGTCGAATATCACGTTCATCCCCAGCTCCACCGCACCACGGGGAACAAGGTTCGGGTTGACGTTGTTTACCTGTCCCGAGGAGAAGTCGCTTTTATGGAAAGGTTCAAGGCGCATCTCATTGGTTGTTAGACTCGCTAAACGGTCCCCACGAGGCATGTGGGCTGTTCATTCGGTTAATGCGTGGCGGGCGTCTAAAGGAGTTTTCAGAGGGTGCGGTTCTAATCGCGTCGTTCAGGGCTTCTTTATAAAACAGGTAGAGCGGGTCTTCGACACTCAGGGCGCCATTATTGCGCGCAGCCATTTTAATGCGCCACTTGAGATACCATGAGGCCATGTCAAAACGCTTGTAATCGATGGTATCGCCATCGCTGTTCACGTCAGTCACGATGAGCGCGTAGTCAAGGTAGATGTTGAGGTTGTCGTAGCCACTGTCTGAGAGCGGGTAAAACTCCAAGACACCATCGCGCACCGTCGCAATTGACGGCGTGCCCTCCTCCTCGTTTTGCCACACGTTGGTATCTACTGGCACGGTGACTGTAACCGAACCAGTACCAGAAGCTGGGACGCCCGTTAGGACGCCAGCGGTCGCTGAGCGTGTAACGCCAGTGTAGGTAATGGTGTACTTCGTGCCAGAAATGTAGAAGCTCGCGGAGCCACTGTCGGCAAAGTCATAGGAGTTATCAATCTCCAGTGTAGTAGCGGTGGCAGAGGCTTGGGTAGTGACCTGTGTCGTCACAGCCCCTACCTGCTCCTCAAACTCCACAGGCTCTATAAGAGTGAGTTTCCTGTTGTCTCCTATCCGCACTGCCAATATTGAACGGTTGGTTTCGGTATCGTACGCATTGGTGGGCATTGTGACCGTGTTGATGCCACGAGTGGTTTGCCCCGCAATGTAGTTGTATTCAAACAGCCCAGGCCAGCGAACGAGTTTCCCCTGCACCATTTTGAGGCATTCATTAATCCAGGCATAGCACTTGGCGCGGGTAATGAGGTCGCCTAGGGTAACCCCTACATCAGTCACCGCTTGATCTATCAGGTAGCCCACAGTGTTGGTAGCCCAACCCCCGTAGACCAGGGCATCTGTGTAGTCAGAGAAATCAGACGTGATGCTGTCCTTGTAGCGGGCAAAGTAGTAGCCGCTGGTGTGCTCCGAGCTTTGCATCTTCTGCACAATCGCTGTGGCATCGATAGCAATCAGACCAGAGCCTAAACCAGAAGGCGGATTGAAGTTCGCGGTGGTTGCGACCGTCAGGACCGTCTTGCTTCCTGCGGCAGTCGTGGCGCGGGAGAGTTCGACTTGATTGTAGACAATCGCTCGAACCTTGCTTCCCACGGGATGGGTTTTAACCAGTGCGCCGGTTAAGGTGATGGTCGTTCCCGTAGGGGTAGTCGAGGTGTGGGTCAGCACGATCTCAGCGTTTTCACTCCCCAAGTCTTCAATGAGAAGAATTTGATTGATGTTGAATCCGATGATGTTTTTGACGGTGAGGGTGGTTGAGGCACCGCCCGAGGTCTCTGCGGTGAGGTACGTCTCCGCCACCGCACCAGTTTGAAGCTGGGAGTTATCCAGCGAGAAGGTGTTGTTGCGATGTTGGAGTAGGGGCGTCATGTTAAAAGAAGATTGAAATTAGATAGCCTGCTAATGTACTTATCGCTGTTGCGCCGCCCGCGAACACCCACTGCCTGGCTTCGATCGCCCGAATACGGCCTTCATGGTCCATGGTTCTGTTCTCAACCGCGAGCTTTAAGGAACCCACTCGCTCGTTCAACACCACAAGCAGGTCATGGTCGGTCGCGTACTTGGCCAGATCCGCTTGGGTTTCACTCATAGTGGTGTTAGAAGTCGGCAGTAGCCGTACAGGTGTGGTCTCCGTCAGTTGTTTCAACAACGATACAGCGGACCGCGTAGAAGGTGTCTTTTAACACGTCCATCGTGGTAATCGTGGTGCTGGTTGCCGCGCTAATCGTCACCGTCGTGGTGCCAGTCTGCGCCGCGTCGTTTTGAATGAGTTTGTAGTAGTCGTACCAATTCGTTCCGTCAGGCGTAACTTCCACCTCAAAGCGCGAGCGACCTGTGTTTGCACCAGTCGAACCCCCGCGCGACATGTAGAAGGTAACGTGCTTTGCGCCTGCTATCTGGAAGTAGCCTCCCCCATCAGTGAGGGTGGTTGAGGTAGCAGATGTTGTGGTAGCGGAGAAGAAGCTGAAGTTTTGGTAGGTGTACGCGGTTTGGGTAGGAAGTTTAAGGGTGGTGGCACTAAACAGCGGTGCAACGAACATATACGCAAAAATACCTAGGAACGCGATTGTTAGTGCGTAAATAATTGCTTTCATAGTTTGTAATTAGTTTTTAATGTAGCGCCCACATCCCAGCGCCTCTCGGGCGCTGAGGGTAGGCACTAGTTGTCGATGTACATAACGTTAGTCGTCGAAGCAATACCAGTCGCAGACAAGTTTCTTGCCGCACCAGGATTGAAGACGAGCACCGTGATGAAACCGGCAGTCGTTGACGGTGCTGCGTACTGGATGGTGAACATATTGTCGTACAGAACCGCCGTCGTAGTGGCGAACATGGCGTCAGTTACAACGTCAGTCGACGTTACGCCGGTGAAGGCGCAATCGTAAGCCTTGGTTGTTGATGCCGCGTGGGCGACCGTACCAACAATGAGTGTGCACTGTCCCGCCTTCAACTCAGCAATCTCTGAACCGTTTGCGCCAATCTTTATTGGTCCGCTAAGGCGGGAGAGCTGTGATGAGGGGCTTGCGCCGAGGCCGTCTTGCTGTGGAGCGGGAGCCATGAGCATATAGCCCACAACGCCGACTACAAGTCCGAGAACAAGAGCGATGATGAGTTTGTAGTTAGTCATATCTTTTTCTTGCTCTTCCCCGTCTTCGTAGCCCCGAAGGTTGCGCCGTTGTCTTTGACAGCAGCTACCGCTTCGTCAGTTACCTCCTTCAAGCTTTTAGGCTTGAACTCGGCTTCCTTGGCTTTGTCGTAGGCTTCCAGCGTCACAACGCCGTTCAACACAAAGTTGGCGGCACTCATGCGGTGTAAGCCTCGCTCATTCATGAGGGCAAGGATCGCCTGGTGTTCCTCGTCGGTCCAAGGAACATTGGGAGCCTTCGCTCGCCCCTGTGAAATAAGCTTTTCCCAATTGAGAGACATAAGGATTTAAGCTGTTAATTGATAATGACTATTAGTTTACGCCAGTTGAACCGCGAATGTATGCCGCCCAGCCAATGCCGAGGGTGTAATACGCATCTACTGGATACATCCAGTCGAGGGTATCATCCACTTCTTTGGACGAGTGCATCATTGGCTTCTGTGCAAACGGTGCTTTGAGAGACTTCTTGACGTGCTTCGAGTCTGCCATGAACCAATACGCCTTCGTATCAGTACCATCACCGCGAAGGTCGAGGCGAGGCCAGATCGTAATTTTTGTTACAGCGGCTTTTAGCGGGTTGATATCTACGTTCGGGGTATTTGCTACACCGGACGAGTAGACCAAGCGCTGTGCCAAGTCTGCATTGGTTGCGCCGACAATAAGGTTGTCGAGATTGATAGGGCGGTTAATGCCGGATGCGTCTTTGTAGAGCATCGCGTCAGTGCGGGCCTGGACAATCGGATCACGGTCAAGTGCTGGGTTTGCCGTAGTTGCTGCGTTCCTGATGAGGTTGCGGTACGTCGAAGCGGTGCCGTTGTAGGTGTGTGAGGCTGAGAACAGCACCACGCCATCTACTGACGTATTTGCCTGCGCGTCGCCGAAGATATCGGTGTAGCTGGTGCCGGAGAAGCCGTTAAGCAGAATGTCCGCCATCGTTTGGTCGATGCGGTTAAATGCGTAATCAACTTCATCACGAACCAAGCTCTCCATAACGTCGTAGCGCTCGAAGAGGCGTAGGTCTTTGGTAATTGCCACACGGGAGCCGTAGCGCTTCTGGGTCCAGTTTGCGCTGTCACCCTCTTGTGAGGAAACGACGGGAAGCTGTTGCCCTTCAGCGAGGCGGGAGAAACCACCACCAGCACCATTGACGTGGAGGAAGTTGTAAACCTGCCAGTCGGTGTCGATAACATCGAACACCTGCTTTCCAATCCACTCTGCCATTGAAACCGACGCTGCTTCGTTAAAAGCCTCGTTGAGTTTCCCGGTCAGGGTTGAAAAGTCTGTTGAGGTATATGCCATGAATGAGTAATTTTAAGAGATAAGAATAGAACCGAGACTATGATTCGTTTGCGTGCATGAAGTGGCCAAGAATCTTCTTGTTGGCAACCGGACCTTCAATCTTTTCAATGATGAAGAGGTCGTCAGTAGAAGCATCAGGGTTCAAAGTGCCTACAGCTGCCCAATCGCACAACGTACCAACGTCAGTTTGAGCTGGGTTAGCATCGGTGTCGCAAATGAAGCGGGTGTTCTGCGTAGGCCAACATGCAAGCAGGGTACCACCATCAGTACCGGTAGAGGTTTTGGTCTCTGCCGCAATGAAGTTGATGTCTACTGCGTGCGAAGTAGCGGTGATGGTGATAAAACCTGCACCGTCGTCCTTCAGCATGTCACCCTTGGTGAAGGTGATGCTGGCTTTGGCGGGCAGAAGTACAACCTTTCCTACTTCGTTGTTATAAGGTAAACAAGCCATTGTGCTTTATTACTAATTGGTAATAAGCGGCTGTCGTATGTAAAGCTATTTCTTCTCTTGGTACCAACTCTCGGGGCCTTTCGGCTTGCCGAAACGAGGGTCTTCAGTCGGTGCAGCGTTTGCCGCTACCGTCTGGGAACCTCCTTTGATGCCAGCATCTGTTGCCAGAGCCGCACCGGGATCGCCTGCTTTCGCAGGGTTCTCCGCAAGATAGGTCGTGTATGCCACGGTCATTGCTTTTGCAATATCATCAGGACTTGTAGCACCGTGGTACTTCACCGGAACGTAGTCCTGGAGCACCTTCCAGTTAGCGCGGATGTCCTCACTAACACGGTTCTTCGCCTCCTGCGTATTTTGCACCAGCAGGTCTTGCTTGGTAACAGGCTTATGTAAAGGGTCTGTAGGCGCGAGGTTGGTTTTTAACTCGTCTCGTTCCTCCTTAACTCTCTTGTAGGCCACTCCTCGGCTCTTTGCGATTTTACGCAATTCGTCGGGGTCAGAGATAGCGTCCAATGGATCGCCGCTCTCCGTTGAAGTCGTTTTGACTTCTTCGGTCTGTCCCCCTTCTGGCACCTCGGGAGCGTCGGTGATAATTTCGTCTTCCATTTCAGGTGAAGCGTTACCTGTTAATTCACACAGTTGGACGAGCTGTGCGACCTCGTTACCTTAATTGTACACCATATCTTCACTAAGCTCTGTCAACAGATGTGTGTACAACGGCTTTTTTGCGCGCCAGTTCCGTTTGTTTGTTCTCATAGCAGGCTTTAGCTAAGTTAGTGAGGTTCATCAATTCCTGAAGTTGACCGAACCCAAGGAGATAATCATCTCGTGAGACAGGTTTTGCACCAATGCCGCGCGATAGATACTCCTGGAGTTTGCGCTCTCTCCCTGAGAGGTACTGCCTGAAGCCCTCACGCATATAGCTTTCTGCCAGCCAGTCTTCAGTTCTCTTGTCAGGCGTCGGCGCACTTGGGATGTCGGTGAGCCGGATGAGAAGTGTAATGAGAAAACGCGTCATTGGAGTTTGGCAACGATGGCTCCCGCATTCACCAGCACATAGTCCTCCCACTCATCTACGTCATGGGGGTTAAAAATCACCAGTTCTCCTTTCTTTAAACCTTCGACCTTAGAACCCATGGAAACCACTTCGCCTTGTTTAAATACGGTTTTGGCTCCTGAGCGCATAATGTCTCCCACACCAATTATCCCAATCTTATCCGCCTGCATCTCAAGGGCAGACTTCATAGGCTTAAGGCAGACCATAGGACCGTAGGCTTGAAGTTTCATTTCTGTAGGGGAACGGTAGCGAGTAAGGCTTCGATCTTTGTGGGGCTGGGCTGTAAGACCGCAATAAGGGTCATGCCCGTCTCTTCCTCCAGTTTCTTAAAGCCCTCACGAAACTGCTCAATCTTCTTCTGTATGGCTTCCTTCTGCTGCGCCTCGGTTAGCTCAATCATTGTACAAATAGTCGCTTAGATGCCCCTGATAAACTCTTCTTGCGCTTCATGGCTAAGTCAAACTCTGCTTTGGCGATGTCCGCTCTGCTCTTCGCGGGCCGTGGGCGGCTCATTACTCCATAGCGTAGCATGTCGCCGGCATGGTCCTCACCATCGCTGTCCACATCCTCTGGGTTATGCTCGTCATGAATGAGGGCGGGGAAGGTCCGCAGAAACTCGGGGCAGGTCGAGAAGGCTTGGAACCTTGCGGTGAGCGCTTTCTGCTGCCCTAGGAAGGGCCGGAGCCACTCCCGCACCTCCTGCCAGCCTAGTACGCGGCTGTTGTCCCCTTTGACCATCCAGGGACTCTTCTGACTGGTTTCCTTGCGCCTTCGCTCATACACCTCCGCGCCTGATAGGTTGTCATCGCGCTCGCCCTTCTTGCTCCACAGGGCAGGGTCCCACACTTCGTATTCAATCTTCTCGCTAGGCGAGGTAAGTGCCGAGACTTCTTCAGCGAGCTGGGTGTAGGTCATGCCCGCTCGATACAGCTCTCGGTACAGGTACAGCGCGCCGTCGGGGTCCATGGCGAACCAGCCAACGGAACTCGGTGCGGCGTGACCGTAGTCTCCAGCAATGAACTTGCGCCAGTCCTCGGGAATCTGAAACGGGGCGCAGACGTGTATCTCTTTGCGCCACTCGGTGAAGTACTGGCCTTTGAAGATATCCCAGTCGCCTTCAAGGTAGGCGCGTCTCTTATCAGCGGGCAAGCTCTCTAGCTGTTTTAAGTAGCTCTTATCAATATGCGGGTTGTCTTGTGCAAGCGCGCGGATGTACACAAACTGGTCAGGCTCCGTCTCCTGTTCTTCAAATATCCTATCTAACCAACGCTTCTTTACCCATGAATTACCGCTCAAGTAGATGGTGCCGTTCTGTCTGAGATAGAAGCGATGGATGTTCTTAATGCCGAGGCAGTAGACCATCCCTTTAAAGGGTGTGCGACGCACCCTGGCACGTTCTATCCATCCAATCTTATCAAGCTTAAGCGATACATCGTAACTCAAGCCCTTCCGATTCTTGCGCTGGCGAGAAGAAACGTAGGTTCGCAACTCCAATTTGTGTGCAATCTCCTGTACATCATCAGCAAGACGTTTTGAAATGGTGTAATAGTGCATCCCGTGGCCGTCACCAAGAAACAAGGTTTCCATGAAAAGGGCGAGTTGGCGCGGGTTAGCATTGCAAATCTCACGCGGTACAAATTTGTCTCGGCACTTACCGAACTGTGTGAGGTAGGTTGACCAATGTGGCGAGTGGACCACAAACTCCGTAGCGGTCTCGGTGTAAGTAAAGCCTATACGCGATAGGAGCTGCCGTATGCGGTCACGGTTCGCTACCTTCATTTGGGAAATTGAGAAGAGTTTGCGTCCCACGTCGCATCTAGCAGAACCTTCCGAGAGGAACCACCCCATTAACTCAGCGTAATCGTCGCCACGGATTGTAGTAGGTTGGGGTATCTTGACCTTCCGTGTCTCAATCTCAGGTACCGAGAATGTCTTTATTTCCTCTCCAACCCACTGCCCTAAGAGGGGGAGTCGCGTGACGGACGGTAAGTCTTGAACCTCGCGTAGTTGTGGTTCGTGGAATGTGCGTCCACTCATCGTCTTGGTCTCAGTGCAAACCGCAATCTTGTGGTTGGGTGTACAAGAGAACCGCGCCGACCAGTTGTCGCTCTCGTACAGCTCACCATCGAATGGTTCCGCAATCACCTGCGCAACGGGCACAAAACCTTGCGTGCCGTCATCTTGGAGAGTGAGTACTTTATCGCCTACGCGGACATCTTTTATGAGTTTCCAGCCACTCTCGGTTAATACATCCCCGAAAGGGACACAGTGACCGATACCACCGGGATTAGTGGCGCCAAGAAACCTAATGTCAGTGATACCAGGCCAGCGTAAACGATTGCGGAGATCATCAAAAACGTCCTCAGTGTTTTTGGTAAGCTCATCCACTGCGATAGCGGCGAATTCAGCGGATTGACCACTTACAGAGATTCTATTGTTGTAACGAATGAATACTGTGTGATTTGGAGAAACAGTTACACAGTGTACTTTTCCTTTATACTTTGTCCGTACAAGATTTTTTCTGTTTATTCTAGCTTCGGTTCGGTTTCGTATACCAAGATGCCAGCACGGCTTAGCGTTTTCAAACCTTTGTCTTTCGTGATTCGTTGGAATTACAGTTGGTGTTTTGCCCATCTTAAGCGCAAGTTCAGAAACGTCATCAATTAGTTGTTTGGATATTGAAATGAAGCGTGTATATCCATTTTTGTATACACTTCCATCTCCTTCAATAAGAGACGTATAAAGTGGTTCTAAAGTATGTGGTGCCAATTTAAGAAGTTCTCTCGGAATGAATTTGTCTTGGCTAAGACCAAACTGCGACAAGTACTCAAACATAGACTTTCCATAAAGACGATAACCACTATCTTCTTCATAAACTGGATAACCAAGAGCTTCAATGGCTTTTTTGATTTTAGGTCTGTGTTGCTCTTTAGTCTGAGAAATTTTAATCTCGTATCTTTTCCTGTCTCCAAGAGAGCCTTCTGATAAAAACCAACCTAGAAAGTAAAGCCAGTCTGCCATGCTGAAGACTGTTGGTTTCTTGTCTCTGTGTAGCTCTGCATTTGGTATCTCAAATGTCTTTTGTTCAACGCCGTCCCACACTCCGTTAGTTGGAACATAAAATTCACTTGGAAGTGAATCAGCCCGTGTAAGCGTATACCCATTCTTTCTCCGTGTCCTTGCGGGAACATTGTGATTGGGAGTTACTGAAAAAGCCACCAATGATTTATTATTCGGTGTTTCAACAAGCTCTCCGTCAAAATCAAATGACCATGTTTTTTCAACTGGTTGATAAGTAACTTCCTGTGTCAGTGTATCAAGTGTAGGGACAAATTCTCCAATTTTTACATGCTCCGCCTGTTTAAAGCCTTCCTCAGTTAAAATCTCTGTTCCTGTTTTAAAGCATTGGTATTTAGAAGGGTCGTCTAAGTTTCGAAACTTAATAACACCGCCGCCATACTCTTCAGCAAGGATGTAACATCTACCGTGTTGGGCGTGGTCGCCGTGTAAGGTTCCAAGCCACGAAGGAAATTCCGAACCAATCTTTGAGAGCTGGCGGTCCTTAAGGGTAGGGTAGTCCTCACAAAAAAGCCCAACTTCGACACTTCGATGTCCAGCGCTTGCCCATTTGATGAGAAGGCATACAAGCATCCATCGGAGCCAGTAACTTTTACCCCCTGCCATCGCTCCGCCATAGAGCGTGTAGCGGTGTCTAAGCGCTTCTTTCCTAGCTTCCTCCTGCTTCGGGGAGAAGTGCGTGAGGTCATTGAGTTTTACTGTCTCCCTCGTCATCTATTGCGGTGATTAATAGCGGTTTCCCGCCGCTCGTAAGGTCTACTGATTGCTGCGCTTTACCAAACAGATGGTCGCCCATCCATACCATGAGCTTGTCGCTCTCCTTGTAATTATCTATGAGAAAGTCAGTAAACTCCGTGATGTAATGATCCTCCTGCTTTTTTCCTTCAGCTTTAGCTTTTTTCCGTAGCAACTGCTGAAGGTCTAGGAGTTCGCTCCCTTTCGGTCTACCACTCGGATTGCCGCTTTCACCTTTCTTAAACGCCATTGTTTGTAGTTGTTAGCAACATTCATTGTACAACAAAAAACCGCTTTGTTAAGGGCGGTCTGTTGATACGGACAGGTTCGTTATAACCTATAGAT